TTGCTAAATGTGATTGAAGTATTAAACGCAAGCGTTTGATATGCAGCAGCACCTGACCAACTTTGTGTTGTGGTGCCATATACATGGAAAAGAGGTTGATAGGGGAATGTGGAGCGGCCAGAAGAATCAACTTTGACCCTTTCTATACCGTTTGTTGCAACAGCTACCGTGTCCGCAGCAGGGAAATAAATGCCGTTATTTGTATCACCTGTTGTTGTGATTGACGGCGCAGCCGCAGTACCGGCGGCAAACTCCACAGTTTGCCCAGCCGCCGTTGTGACCATCGTCCCTGTCGATGCCGGGATAGTCACTGTATAAGTAGATGCGGTGTTTGGCACATCTAATGTGACAGAGCCGCCGCCAGTCGAGTTAAGCTTAAGAGGCATCACACACTTCCCATAGTCGGAGGCGGTGGCGGTATAGGCCGGTCTTTAGCAGCCACAACCCAACCCATCTGAAATGCTAAATTTACCATTGCATCTTTTGACCCCGGAATTTGCGTTCCGGTTTCAAGGCACTTTTCTACGCAGATTTGACAAATTTCATCAATCGCAACACGGCAGCGTTCATGGACTGCATTATCAATCCATTCTTGCTGCGAATATGCAACAAATGAAAGAGCTTTATTTTCTTCATCTGTCAGCGTGACGATGTATTCTACCATTTTGCTCTCCTTACCCGACAAGCTCTATAACCAAATAATTGTATTGAGAATTATATAAATATCCCCCACCGCCATTTGTATTAAAAGCGGCGGCTAATGTATCATTAGCAGCGCATGATACTATTACCTCATACCCAACTGTAAACCATAAGGCATACCCGTTTGCATTACCATGCGCTAATGATGCGCTAACTACCCCATTCTTAAAATAATACAACATTGCCCAGCCAACATTGCCCATTAGTGCGCCAAAAGATATTCTGTAATTTCCTGCTACTGGGCAAGTGAAAACACCTGTTGATGTATTATAGCAATTACCTACATTAATATATGCATTATTGGCGGCAAATGTAGTTGCAGCAGAAGAGCCAGCCCAATTTGGCGCTGCGTCTGTTCTGTAGCCAGAAAATCTAGGTTGGAAAGGTGTTGTGAACCGGCCAGATGAATCTATCCGAGCGCGTTCTGTTGAGTTTGTATAAATAAGCTGACTATGATTTGAAAATGTCCCAATAATTCCTGCGCCAAGCGTTGCGCTTTCACAAATAAATCGCGCGTCTGCTGTGTCGCCAACAAGACGTATTCCTTGGCTCGTTGTTACTGATGATCCAGAAATAACAAGTTTGCCACTTGTTGGATTAGTGGTCCCAATCCCTACGTTGCCTGAACTATCAACACGCATCCGTTCAGAGCCGCCGGTCGAAATGGATACCGTGTCAGCAGCGGGAAATACCACACCAGTATTTGCGTCTGTCCCTTGAACAGCCGGTGTTGCGGCTGATCCATCAACACCAGCGATACCTGTTGAGCCGCTAATCGTAATTGGCATCTTACACCACCGTCCACACAGAGCCTGATGGAACAGTCACTGTGACCCCGCTGTTAATGGATACCGGGCCAAATGTACCGGCATTCGACCCCGTTGGGATTGTATAATTCACTGTCACAGTCTGATCGTTCAAGAAGAAAATCTTGTCCGGGTTCCCACCTGTCGCGCCAGTATTAGGGCCGGTCGGACCAGTTACGCCTGTCGGCCCGGTAGGGCCGGTGGGACCAGCAGCACCTGCGGAACCAGCAGTCCCTGTAGGACCGGTAGGGCCGGTCGGGCCATTTACACCAGATGTTCCTGCGGCTCCTGTCGGGCCTGTCGGGCCTGTCGGGCCGTTCGTACCGGCGGTTCCTGTTGGACCGGTTGGCCCGGTAGGCCCAATATTACCAGCGACAGAAATGCTCCATGCGGAGTAAGTTCCAGTGCCGTTAGAGAAGTCCACGTTCACAATCAGCGTTGTGCCGCTGAATGATGTGATCGCGCCTTCCATGTAATTTGTCGGCGTAACCGTATATGCAACACGGACGCGCTCGCCTGCCACGAAAGCGGATTCTGAGCTTGTCAGATTTGTCGTGAATGTCTGCGAACCAGTGCCAATAGCAACCGATGTGCTGCTTGTCAGACCCGCATAGCCAATGCCTGTTGGCCCAGTTGGCCCGGTAGGCCCCGTGGGTCCAGTCGGCCCGGTAGGGCCATCCATACCAATATAGCCCGGCGCACCAGTTGGACCGGTCGGCCCCGTTGGGCCTGCTACCGTTGATGCCGCGCCAGTCGGGCCAGTTGGCCCGGTAGGCCCAGTCGGACCAATATCGCCTGTGGGACCCGTTGGCCCAGTGGGGCCTTGCGCGCCGGTCGGCCCACTAACACCATTTACCAACGCCAAAAACAGCGGAGCAGTGTTAGCAAACCCAGTTGACCCCACGCCCGCTGATGAGACTAACGTGACAGGGTAAGACCAGTAGGCTGTTGCAGTACCCGGATTAACAGCAGTTGGAGTGCCGTTAATCTGCCAAACTTGGTTGTCGCCGCTGATTGTCTGGCTTTGAATAACGAACTGCTCTGTGTTCGTCAGCAATGCCAAGAAAATATCAACGTCGATATTATTGTCAGTCAAATGGCTGACATTGATCGACGTTGCGCTTGTTTGCGTGGCATTATTCCAAATTATGTCGCCATCGCCGGGGTAGCCACTCGTGGCTGCCGTATTAGCGCGATACAGGAACAAATTGGAAGATGTGCCCTGCGGCCCAGTCGGGCCAGTCGGGCCGATGTCACCAGTCGGGCCTGTCGGCCCAGTTGGGCCAATGTCGCCGGTCGGGCCAGTAGGACCCGTGGGACCCGTGGGGCCGGTGGGGCCAATAGGACCAATGTCACCTGTCGGCCCGGTGGGACCAGTGGGACCTGTCGGACCAGTAAGGCCAATATCTCCCGTTGGCCCAGTTGGGCCTGTAGGCCCAGTAGGACCGGTGGGGCCAATATCACCCTGCGGCCCGGTAGGACCGGTGGGACCAGTGGGGCCTGTTGGACCCGTGGGACCCGTTGGGCCAGTAGGACCGGTAGGGCCAATGTCACCTGTCGGGCCTGTAGGACCGGTAGGTCCTGTCGGTCCGGTTGGGCCAGTGGGTCCAGTAGGGCCTGTAGGACCTGTCGGACCGGTAGGCCCAGTGGGGCCTGTCGGCCCAGTCGGGCCGGTCGGCCCCTGTGTCCCAGCAGAAGAAATAGACCATGCTGAATAGATGCCAGAACCAATCGTATAATCCGTCACAACTGTCATAGCTGTGCCGGTAAACGCCGTAATGTCACCTTCCATAAAAGTATTCGCTGCCGCAGTAGCGCGGATGCGAACACGATTACCAACAGAATAAGCCGTTTCTTGCTCTGGTAGATTAACAGTAAAATTCTGAATGCCCGTGGCGATAGCCATGCTTGTCGCAGACGAGAGGGCAGAATATCCAACTCCCGTAGGGCCAGTTGGTCCGGTAGGCCCAGCAACACCAGTCGGACCAGTTGGCCCAGTCGGGCCTATCGACCCAGTTGGGCCAGTCGGACCCGGGTTTAACCCAGCAATTTGAGAGCTTGTGACACGAACAGATACCCCAGCTTGAACTGCTTCAAGCTGTTCAGTGCCATTAAGTGAAATGGCAGCCGGTAAATTAGGTATCTGCTTGTTTGCCATAGCTTAAACCGATGTCACCGTTTCCCAGCCGGTTGCAGTATAAACGCATAGCTTCTGAAGTGTAGTGTCAAAAACTATAGCGCCGGGATTAACGACAAGGGCATTCTTTTGAGATGTCGTATAAGTCGGGGCATTCGCAATCTGCGCCAAATTGGCAATAGCTTGGGTTGTGGTGCGGCGCGAAGTGCCCGCCTGCACAACCTCAACTTGCTCTTGGCCGTTAAGCGCAATAGCCACCCCAAGATTGGGGATTTGGATATTCGACGCATACCTTGGCATTAGAGCGGCCCCGTCTTCGGAATCTCATCAAACCCGCGTGGCAAGCTTGGATCATTAATCACATACCCGCCGCCGGTATAAGCGCCAGAAAATGTGGTGTTATCCAAGTCAATGACCGTCCCGCTAACAACAGTGATTGTAAAGTCGCCGTTGGCAGATGTCACTCCGCCAACATCCTGCACAGTCACCTTTTGGCCCGTAATCATGCCGTTTGTGGTGCTGACCACAATCCTGACCGCGCCAGAACCATTGTTGAAGCAGTTTGTAATGTTGCGGTAAGTAACCGCATTCGGGTCCGTGCCCGGCTTCTGATTGGTGCCGTAAGGCGGCTCGCCAGTCTGCTGCGTGACACGCTTATCAGGCGTCGGCAGGCTATTTTCAGATGTGACACGAACATCACCCTGCGGGACCGGGATGCCCGTTGCCTGATTGGTAGTGTTGTAACCGGACACCTGCCGGTAATCAGTGCTGTCCCACAAATACGGCTCAGTGCGTGGGTTAACAATCGGCACTGGATCAGCCGGAAGAACGATGGCACGAAGCTGTTCTTGCGGGTCATCATAGCAGGTTTCGCACACCAAAATGCGCTTATTGATCAGGCTGGCACCAGCCCAATCATATTGCCACTTCAAATCGGAATGATTGTACCAAAGAGCGCAACGATCACAGACGCCAAAAGCCCGGGGGTTTCTGGCATCCGTTCTGGCGCGGCCAGACCGGGAGGCATAGCCCATAAAGCCCTCCTATCGGAAATAACCCGAAATCATGGGCGAAATGTATTGTTGCGCCGTTTCGACATTCTGATCCGCCGCAATCTGATACGCCTCATCAGCCATGGGCTTCAGCATTACAACTTTGTCAGGTGCCCAGATCATAGCTAGGCGCTGAGCTAGCGCATAAGCGAATGCCTCTAACCACAAATAAGGTATTTCTACCTGCTGCGCGTTACCAAGTGACGAGTCTTGCAACCGACGCACCCGGTAATACTGCAATTCCTGCGGGCCGTTGTCAGTGTTCGGAACCGGCCAAAGGGTCACAGTTGGGGAAATCAGACGGTCAAACCAATAAACAGTGGGATAACCCGACTGCTGCTTATTGGGGTAAGACGCATATTCAGTGCGGCTAACAGGCAAAATGATGCGGTCGATATTGGCCCCACTGTCATCATTCGTGACATAGGCATCCAAGATCATGACCGTGTTGGGGTCCACAGCAAACGTCGCCACTTCATTTGGCGCTTCGCAAGTGCCACCAGACACAAAGGCACCGGTTGCTGTCGAGGCAAAAGAGACAGAACCCGGAGAAGATGCCACAACGATATGATTGCCGTTGTAGGTTGAGGGGTTCATGCCGCTGACAATGATCGTGGTGCCAACCGTGTAAACAGGGGTATTAACGCTGGCATATGTTAGCGTAGCAATAGCCCCCGTGCCAGAAGCCCCGGTAATCGGCACTTCCTGCGCCAGCGGGACAGTAACCTTATCCACCGCCCACAAATTAACGCCTTGGTTCGACCACCGCGAAAGCAGCAGGTTCGATGCCATGCGGGCACTTTCCATATGCTCTTGCAAAATGGCAGTGTTCCGCACGCCAACGAGGTTGAACGCATAAAGCGTTAACTCGCCAAGCGAGGGATTAAACGTGTAAGTCCCGCTCGTCGCCATAACGGCCTCTTAGTATGGGGCGTTGCCAAACTGAGCAATCGTCATTTTGCAAGAGCCGTTGCCCGCCGTCTGCTTGATGCGGACAAAAACCGGTGTAGCGGCAACGACGCCCTGCGCCGATGCTGTCTTGTTCACCACAGCCGAATCAGCACAGTTAAGCCAAACCATGCTGCCAACTGCCACAGGGTTTGTCGGGCTGTCAGGATCATCCATCGAAGTTTCGACGGTATAAGTTGCCGTGCCAGTGACATTCACCTGAATGATCGACTGAGCATTGGCCCAAGTGTCCATACGAACCGAACGGCTATAGGTTGTGCCTGCCGTGGCATCCGTTGTCGAAACCGTAATCGGCTGCATCTTACTTCTCCTTTTTGCCAGCGCGGGCTGCTGCTGCGTTGTCCACTAGGTTCGGATAAGGCCGACCTGCGGCACGAGCGCGAGCTTTCGCTGACTGAATCTGTTTCCGGTTCAGATGCTTCACTTTAGCATCTTTTGGCGCGTCTTTCTCCCAGAAAGGCTTATCAGACATCTTAGCAATCCCACTTTCTGAGTGACTTGTTGATACGGCTATCTGGGTCTGCGGCGGCAGCCGCGCCAGTAAGTTTCTTCTTCATCCCCGTCATCCGGGCACAGAATGAGCGCCGACGAGCGGCATCCATTTCACTTGCCTGAGCCCGTTCTTTGCTAACGGGAGGCTTCAGATTATGGCCTTCTGCCTTAGCAGACGCCCTGCCTTTTGCGTTCAAACCGCCTTCCGGGTTTTTCCCTTCAGAGCGTTGCCATGCTGGTGTCTTTGCCATTTCGCCACCTCTTAGGGAAACGGGGGCCGTTAAGCCCCCGCCCCATCAGACTGCCAAATCCTAATCACCGCGTGCGATTAGGAGAGGGAACCATCCGTGGTACGACCGGGAGGCGAAGTACCCGGACCCTGCGCGGCAGTCCAATCGGCACTGCAAATGCCGCCCGACTTACGCGGCGCACGGCCCATGTTCATCTTGGCCTTCTCGCCCATAACTTTGCCGCCCTTCTTACGAGCAGCGCGGGCTTCCTTTGCCACGTTGGAATCACCGCCTGCATAAGCGGATGTGACAGGCGAATTTCTAACGACCGTGCCACCAGTCTTACGACCACTACGACCTTTCATGTGAGCCTCCTACAAGCCCTAATTAAGTGAGATCACGAGCCTGAACGTATTCGACGGTGATGATACCGACGCCCGTTCCGGTGTTTGTGGATTTCGTCCAAATCTGGATGTCAGTTGTGCCAACATCCTTCCAGTTGCCAACCCGCGTGGAGTTGTCACCCGGAATGACAGACGAAATGCCAAGAGTGGTAGAAAGATCATTGTCAGCAGCGACGGCAAGCTGTGTTGCAGTCGAGTTCGTGCCAACATTGATCGTGGTGGCAGCGCCGCTCCAAACAGTCGTTTTGAGGATTGTAATCCGCAAAATCTGACTGCCAGCCGGAATGACGATGTTTGTTTTGTAAACGCCAGCCGACGAGACGTTCGTGGCCTGCGCCACCGCCGCCGACTGCGACATCACAACATAGCCCACATTGGCGACATCAGAGCCGACAGTGGTGCCAGTCGTATTCAGGATGTTCCCAGCCCGCACCGGACCGGTAAACGTAGTAACGCCCATAAGAGCCTCCTGCACGATGCAATCACGTTGTCTGTGCAGTGTCCGCTTGGCCGGTCAACGTGATCAGAAATCCAAGACGATAAAGGGCGGGGCTTTTGACCCCGCCCCGTGGCATTACGATGGGAACGAGCCCCAGATAGAACGCCAGTTGTAGTAGCCGAACGAGTAACGCTCGTAGCCCTTGACCAGCAAATTGTCTGTCACAAAGTCAACTTGCATGTCGGTCTCGAACTTGATGCGCTCCATGTAGGAGAGACCATCGATGTTCGTGAGCAGGAACCAAGCAGATGTCGAGGTCAAGAAGTCGTTGACCATGTAACCTTCTGGCAGGCCGCCAGCGGTCATCATGATTGCGTTGACATCGTTATCTGCCGTACCCGGACGGAGTTCCGTCTTCGTAAGGCGGATCGCAACCGGCTCAAGAGCCGGGGGAACGATCAGCTTACGAGCGCGGGCGAACACCTTCAGACCGGCCTGATCTTTGAAGTTTGTACGAACGGCAATCATGCCATTCAGCAGCGAAGCTTCGTTAAGGTCAGTGTCCGTTGTCGGGCGGTTCGCAACCGTGCCACCGTCAATCGGGTGGTCCGTGGCAATCAGCGCCTTACCGTCGCCGCCGACAGACGCATTATACGTTGTCGCCGTGTTGAGGACGTTGGCACCATAGATTTCCTTCGTCTGCTGGAAGGACTCGATGAGGCCAAGGTTCGACGGGGCAAACTGCGTCTTATAGAGGTTGTCATCAATCGCTTTGCGCGTGATGGCATAACCCAGAGCAATTTCAGTATGCTCTTGGTTATAGACGTAGCGTTCGCCTGCGTTGTTATCAAACGCCGTCTGACCACCTTCAGTCTTCAACTGCGCGAGGCCAAGGAAACGCATCTCAGCGGTGCGTTCCAGAGCCATACGCGACTCGTGCTTCGTGAAGATTTTGTCGTACTGGGACGGAATCTGCTCGTATTTGCCTTCAACTCCACGGAGACCGGGAAGGAGAAGGTCTTTAATGGCGGAAAGATTAACGGCCATTGGTCCTTACTCCTTAACCAACCGAAGTGAGCTGCTTGGTGCTCACGTTGTTGAAGGCGACGATGACATAGTTGTACGCGCCAGCTTCCGTACCCGGACCGCCCGGAGGCTGCGTCACAAGGCTGATAAGACGGAAGGGAAGCGTAGCTGTCGTTGTCGGGGTAACGCTGATGTCAACGTAAGCGCCCGAAATGCCCGTGTTCGCGTTGCCGGTGCCATATGCAAACTGGACGTTCGCATTGAGGTCGCCAAAAACTGCGCCGACCGACGAAGAGCCGCCGACCTGAGCGATGAACTTAGCATTCGGATCGTTCACAACGTATGCTTCAACGTCAGCCGAAGCATCGGAACCGGGCCAATAGTTGGACCAAACCGTGCGCTTCTGGCTCGTGGAAAGATACTTGCAGCCGTAGAAGATACCAGCGACCTGAACCGTGGGAGCGCCTGACGGATCGCCCTTGGAAACATAGCCAGTATTAAGAGGAACTACCGGGTCGCCCCAGTAAACAGCATTCGTGTCATCCTTATCAATGACCATTGCGACCTGCTCATATGTCGGAGCAGAGCCGGTGCCAGACCACTGACGGAATCCGAAAGGCGCGTTTGTGTTCGCCATTACGGAATCTCCTAAATCTTAGGAAAAGTCCCGCTCATTGCGCAGCGTGGCAACTAGGGACCGTTTTAAGGCGAGACCCTCACAGCGTGGAGAGCCGGACCCTATTGGGTCATGCCACGAGAATACTTTGCCATGCCACAAAAGTAAAGGCCGCCCCGAAGGACGGCCTGCCACAACTTTTGATTGTGTTTTGATCGAGTCAACGCTTGTTGAATGCCACCGCAAACATGCCATCGCGGTCAAGGGTGTTCTCCCTGCCACATGACATTCCTGCCAGCTTGCCACTGCCATACACATCACCGCGCTCGCGGACAGTGCGATGGAATGCCATGGCGTCCCTCTCGTCCTTAAACCATTCGACGGAGTAGCCATCGAAGTGTTCAATAGGATTAGCCTTGACCGGTGCAGCCTCAACCTTCGGCACAATCGGCACCTGCTCCTGTTTGACAGGAGCAAACTGCTCGACAACAGCCTCGACTTCGGCCTTGTTCACAACCTCTTCTTTTTTCTTACGAGCCATGAACTTTACTCCTTCGGAACTTCCATGGGCTCATAGCCCTTCTTGATCTGCGGCCGGACACGCGGATCATTGCGCTCAAACTGACCATCCGGGGCCTGCGTCAACTGCTGCTCTTTCGAGCGAACCTGCTGGCGGGCGCGGCGGATTTCAACTTCGCGCATTTCATCCGTAATGACCTTCGGGCGCATCATAAGCACTTGGCCCTTGCGCTCAATGGTCGGATGATTGCCCTCTGGCATCATATGCGGGTGACGCGCGGTCGGGACCGGCTCCCAGCCATCATGGGCCAGTTTGACCTGATAGCCATGATCTTCCTGTCCCATGACAGATTTGCGCTTCCACTCGTAACTCCAACCATCCGGCGGCGGCGGAGCAGCAAACTCGTCAATGCCATCATCCATCGTTCCACCACGATGCTGACGAATCTCAGCAGCACGGCGGGCGGCGGCAGTACGCGGGTCATCATCACGCATGGGCGGCCTCATTGCGGGGCGGTCAACAACCGGAGCAACCGGCTCATGGGCTTCTTCAGTCACAACGGCTTCTCCTACTTTTGCTTGAACCTTGTCCTTCGGCGGACGGCCACGGCGGGGTTTATCAGCGAATAAGTTATCCATTTTGGTTCACCTTAATTGCGGTTGCGCTCTTTTTGCTTCAGTTCCCAGTATTCTCGCGTTGTCAGGCCGCTGATCTTGGCCGCCTCAACCTCTTCCGGGGTCAGACGGATTGTCTGCTGGCGCGTGCCATTATTGCTGACAGGGCTACGAGATACAGGGGCCGCAGCAGGGCTAGACCGGCGCTGCGTTGGGGCAGAAGCTCCCGACAAAGCCTGATCTTGATAGACAGGCTGCTGTTGCGGGGGCGGCTGGCGGTTAATACCAAGCCTGTTCTCAATCATGGAGAAATACTCAGGGCTCTCAGGAATGACGCCCATATCAATGGCGTCCTCATGAGCCCGCGCCATGATACGAATAGACCGGCTGTCACTGATGAAGTTGCGGTTGTTCATCAGCCAATTCTTGGAAATTGGCGAATTGACCCGTTGGATAAGGTCATCAACCGTCATCTCACCCTGTTGGACGGGCGGTGTTTGCGGCTGCGGGGGCCGCGCCTTCATGTCGCTCAGGCCATGCTCCAACTGGAGAATCTTGGCCGAATTCATCGACATGGCCTCTTGAATCTCAGCGGCGCGGTCGAAGTCACCAATCGCCATGGACTCTTTGAGGGAGTTTTTGAGGATTTCCTGATCCCGCTTTAAATTGTCAAAAGCGGTCTGAACAAGGTTAATTTGGACATCGTGGACCTGAGAATTGGCCTTTTCAGCCTGTCGAGCGGCATCACGAGCGCGCTTTTCAGCTTCAATTCTTGCCAGTTTTTCGGATTCATAACGCCGTTTTAGCTCTTGGATACCTTGATCGCCATCTAAAGTAGGCTCTTGTTGCGTTGCAGCATCGCCTTCGGTGGCAGATTCAACAACAACCTCTTCTACAACCTCAGTTTCTTCAACCTTGGCGGCCGGAGGGGCGTCATCAATACCCAAATCCATGTCAATTTGCTCTTCTTTGCCAGACATATTGTTCTCCATCACCACACGCGATCAGGGTGATCGACGCGGCCTCTGATATTCATGTCATCAATCATGCGGCACAGGACATTGTTGACCGTAATGCTCCATCCGTCACTAGGGCGGAACACAACCCAGTCCATTTCATTGATTTGAACGTCTTTGAACCATTGCCCGTTTGTGTCTTCAAACGCTGACGGGCCTTTCTTCAGGACAAGGCCGACTTTTGACTGAAACTTGTCTTCGTCACGGGTCTGGCCGGGCAAGAGAATGCCACTTTTGGTCTTCTCAGGGCGGATATAGACCGCCACAAGCACCTGATTATTGTAGATTTCGAGGGATGAGATGTCCCCCAACTCCTTCAGAATGGCCTCTTTAGGGTCAGTCTGATGTTCCATGATCATAAACGGCATAAATTCCCCCTTCACTCTTTGTTAAGCTCAGAATCTACTTCGTCACAGAATTCCAATGCCGTGCGAAGCCCTTCCACCTTACCGACTTGGTGTCGGTAATTGGAAAAATCAAACCCTTCCTGCATGTAGGCTACGGTCATGTATTCTTTGATGCGCTCAATCTCTTGCTGCATCATTTTGCGATATTCGTGCAAAAACTTAGCGTGATAGGTCAGCATAGCGTCCCGTCCCCCCTTTTGACGGACCCCCTTGATGATATTTCTGGGCGGGGATGAAGGGGGTTCTTCCCCGCCCAGTCACAGGTCGGCTTGTCCAACCCTCCTGTGAATTACCGCTTACGCTTCTGGATTTCCGTCTTTTCAAGACGGCCTTCACCAGAGCCCGCGCCAGCATCCATGTCCTTATAAGAGCCGTAGGTTTTGCCACCAGTCTTGCGAGCCGTGCGACCACCTGTGGCACCCAAAACCTTGTTCGGGTAGCCGCGACCTTCATAGACGTTCTCGCCATTCTCCTGCTTTTTCGGCAGACGCTTGGCAATGTCCGTCTTCTGCAACCGGCCCTCGCCCGAACCAGCACCAGCTTCCATGTCTTGATAGGACTTGGCTACTTTGGTGACACGGCCACCGGATTTGCGCGGCATCGCGCCAACTTGCTGTTGAGCGAGGAATTGCTGATACAGAGCGGCCAAGGCTTCTGGCGACTTCGTATCAAGTTGCGGGCTGCCAAAACCGGGCTCACGACCAATACCGGTACCAATAGGCATCGGCATTGGAACACTAGCAATCGGCATCTTAGGGCCACCCATCTGAGGATAGCCAAAACCGGGGTCACGGATTGGCATACCGCCGATGCCGGGTTGACCGATTTGCGGCGGAGCGCCCGGACGGTTCACATCGACAACTGTGCCGGGACGGCCAACACCCGGCATGGGAGCGTCAAATCCCGGTTTAACCATTGGCGGATTGCCGATACCGGGTTGACCGATTTGCGGATTGCCAAAACCCGGATCGCGGATTGGCATAGGCGCTGGGCGGCCCGGATTTGGGCCGCCAATTCCAAAGCCGGGGGCTTTTGGGGTAGCTGACGGCGGCATAATGGGCGGCTGCACCGTGATTGGAGCAGGGCGACCACCACCCGGACCAGCGGTTGTTCCAAGATTTGGCGAAACAGGCCCGCGTTGAGCCGCAGGGCGTGTTGTCGTTGTCGTTGTAGGTGTGACAGGGCGCGCTGTCGTTGTCGTTGTGACAGGCTGTCCACCCGCCGCATAGCCAGCACGGCCACCGCGCTTACGGCCCATCGGAGGAGCGCCCATGCCAGCCATCATTTCAGGCGGCGGCATCGGAGCGCCACCCTGCGGAGCAGGCGGCGGAGGCATCATGCCCGGAGGAGGACCGGCAGGCGGCTGCTGCATCTGCTGTTGGTCAGCAGGCTTTCCAGCGGCAATGACGATGTTGATGTTCGTCTTGCCCGAACCCTTCTTGCCACGCTTGCCACCTTCTTCAGCCATGCCACCACCGGCATAACCGCCGCAGGCACGCTTGGCCCGGCCACCCTTCTTGCGAGCACCTTCGCTGCTGTCACGCTCGCTCCAACCACGATAACGCGAGCCCCAGCCACTGAGCGGGGTTTCACGCACCAACCGGTTGATCATGCCGCTTTCTTCTGATGCGGCCCGTGGCGCTTCAACCTCACGGGTCATGCCGGTAGGCGAACCCATGGCATCCGTTTCATTGATCGTTGTAGTGCGGCGGCGCGGCGGCTCATTCATAAGTTCACGGCCAGACTGCTCTGGGCGCTCACCCGTGCCAATGTCCGCGCCGGGGCGGTCACGCGAAGACGGCGGCAGCGGCACGTTCTTGGGGCCTTCCGCAAGCTTCGTGTTGTACTTTTTGCCGTTCCACTCGAACAGGTCCATGCCGTTCTTGCGGGCTTCAGCAAATGCAGAGTTGAACGACTGACGGCCACCGGAAGCGCGACCAGTGCGAGCTTCCTTCTTAACCATCTTCTTGATGAGAGCCTTATCCATGGCTTCATCGCCATGTGCCTTGCCACCCTTCTTCATGACCTGCGTACCAAACTTGGAACGCATTTCATCAAAGGACGCGCCAGCCTTGACCTTGCCACCCTTCTTCAAGCCGGGGACCATGGAACCATTCGTGAATTCCAATGCGCGCGGGCTAACCATGCCAAGACGCGGGTCCATCATCATGGCTCCGCCAGCCTGCTTTTTGGCGCGGCCACCCTTTTTGCGGCTGTGGTACTGGCCATGCTTGTCTTCGTAGCCGCCGCTTTCTTCCCAATTCTTCATGCCGCCTTTGAAATATTTTTCTTGGGCGTTTTTGTATTCTTCGTCGGCCGCGCGGCTCTTTTTCGCGTATTCCGTCGATTCAGAGCGCATACCGGTGCGGCCGCCCTCTTCGCGCTTAGTGCGGCCACCCTTCTTGCGGCCAGCTTCAAGGCGCTTCAACTGCTCTGGAGTATAAAGATCAGAGGCTTCGACTTCACGGCTTTCACCGCGCGGCTTCACGCCTGTCGATTCACGCTCAATGAGCTTCTTCAGGGCCTCACGATCATACTGATCAACCTGCCCGCCTTCTTGGCGGCGAGTGCGGCCACCCTTAGCTTTGGGGGTGATTTCTTTCACGCGATAGCGGTATGCACCGTATTCATTGTCTCTTTTGTCCATCGCGCGATTGGCGCGGCTACGAGACGAGTACACGCCACCGTATTGAGTTCCATCCGGGTCAACAACTATAAACTGAGAAGGAGTTTTGGCTTTTTCTTCAGGAGAAGGCATGACACCGCCGCCATCCTCACGATGCGTGCGGCCACCCTTTTTAAACCCGCCAATGTGCTTCTTGCCTTCGCGCTCTTCGTTGGCATCCTTCACATTGCGGTTAATCTTGGCATCGGCATAAGCCTTCGGTGACATGCCACCAGCAGCGCGGGGCTTGCGGCCCATGTTGGCCTTGGCTTTCTCGCCAACAACCTTGCCACCCTTCTTAAAAGCGCGGCGCGAAATAGGGCGCGCACCCGTCTTAACATCAGCATTTAGAGGTTCGGCCTGCGTCCAATCGGACGAATCAACCTTGGTGTCTTTTTCACCAGCAAGCGACTTTGCTTTTGCTTTGAGGGCCAGACGGGCCTTACGCGCCATATCAGACATGACTGCTCCATGGAGTTAACCGGGCGTCCCCGGTGCCGCCTGACCTGCTGACTTGGGCGACATCAAGTCTTGTCAAAGACTAACATAAGTTTGCCACCTGTCACAGATGCTTATTGCGGAATGACACCGGGAACTGGTGGCATAACGCCATCTGGGGCAGGCTGCGGTTTGTTGACTGCCAACTCTTGCAAAGCGGGCTGAATCAACGGCTGGATCATCGCCATAGCTTCAGGATGTTGCAACACATCCTGTGCCAAATCGATCAACTGAACGCGCTCGTTTGACAACCGGTTCTGTCGATCCGATGCCATTTTCATCATCTCTTCGGAAATGCCAGATTGACCTTCTTGCATTTCGCGCTGCGCTTCGGCTTTTTTGAGTTCGATTTCTGCATCGACCTGCCGTGCGCGCGTCTGAGAATCCAGCATCCGCGCTTCGGCCGACATCTTGTCGCTTTCGATCTCCGCAAGGCCCTTCAGGATTTCTGGGCTTGGCTCGCCCATCTTTTCTGCTGGGATCATAAATTGCTGCGGGTTGCTCCAACCCATCGCTTGCAACGCAGCCGTGTCAACGGCGGTCGCGTCATAGAGAGACGGGTTTGCCATTGCCAACTGCTTCAGCGCCGACACCTTCATGATGCGCTGCGCTTGCGAAGCTGTGTTCGGATCAGCTTGCGGAACAAGGTCGCAATCTTCCAAAGCCTTCACAAAATTATCAACGGTCCATTCCATCGACGGCTTTTTGCAACGGCCAACGAAAGACTCAGGATGTTCTTTGAAGCAGCGCATAAGAAGCGCAAACTCTTCAGCTTGGGCTGTGTGCATACGCTTGTGAACAGCGTTAAGCACCTTGGTTGCTTGCTCAATCACCGCCA